TTCTTTGTGCATCCAAACACCAAATCCTAAATCAATATCAACATCAACTGTGTCACCGTCGATGACCTTTAAAATTTTACAACGATACCTATACATTATTTTTCCTCTTTGACTACTGTGCCTGTAGTTAGTTTATAAACTTCAAAGTCTTTAGTTTCAAAAAGGCTGTTAAGTTTTTTCGCTAGGTTATGTGCATGACCTGGATTAGAAAAAGAAACTTTCTTATATTTAGGTCCTGGATAGTTTGTTATCACATTACTTGTTTTTAAATTAAAGGGTTTGCCTTTATAAAAAACTGCCCATATGGCTTCACTTTGAAGAATCTGATCACTCTTGTAATTCTTCTTGTTAACGTGTTCCAATATTACTGTTGGTTTTGGTCTGCTCATATACGTAATCCTATTAATTAACTACGTATATATTTATCTATAATGTGAGGATAGAGTACTATTCTTCTTTAAATCCGCCACCGTCCATAGAAACTTCAACTGGTGTTGCTTCTATTTTACCTACGGTGTTGCTTACAAATTGTTCTAAATTACCGTGTAAACGTGCTTCTATTTCACCTATAGTAAAGGCTAATTGTTTAGCCTGTTGTAAAGGCATTCTAATCTCCTGTTGATTAGACATATCAGCACCTTTTACTTGTTCTAAAAACAGTTGTAAAGGCGTCGTATTAATAGGTTTATTTGTTTGCATTGGCTCTACTTAACTCCTGTCTCATTACTATTTCAGTTCTAAAAGGCCCTTTAGACTCATAGTTTTCAATAGTAACTAGTTTAGGACAAAAACTTCTTACCCAACCTTTGTCGAATCTAATGATGTAATATCCTGCACAATACAAACTTTTACTTTTTTTACTTTTAGTAAACAAAGGCAGTTTACGTTTTACATCATACATTTGATTAAAAGGATTAACACTAGTTGGATATGTATGTACTTCCTTTTTCTTTTCTGTATCTTTATCGCTAATACTAGAACCCCAATTGATATCATTAAATGTGTTCTTTAGTTGTCTTTCATTTTCAAAGAAACTAGTTCCTGTGTCGCAACAATACATAAATGTTTTATCGTTGTTTTTTGTAAGTGTACCTACACGTTCACCATCTTCTTCAATTATCCAGAACTTTCCGTTAACGATTGGATTTGCTTTTAATTTTGTCATACTACATACCTCGCATTTAGTGGTTCACTGAAACTTTGTGCTTGTTCACTGATCTTAACCATATCATGTTTAGCACAGAACTTCATTAGTTTAATACCAACCTGTCCTACTTCTTTAGGAGTTTCAGTGGCATCTTCGATTGTATCATTTATAATTTTTCTTATGTTTTGTGGTTGTGCAGTTAAGTCACATAAAATTACATTACGTTCATAATCCTCTAAGACTCTGTGTTCATTGCCTTCATGATCAACCCAACGTTGTAACATCATGTTATTCCAACTGTAACCTTTTTTATCTTTATCTGCAAATGCTTCTTGTAATCCAACTTTATTTTTTGTGCCTTTTACTCTTACGCCTGGATAAGCAGAAAATACATTATCACTTGTATCGCCTCTCATACATTTTTCAAATAATAACCATTGTGGATTAGGAGCCTCTTTGTCTTTGCCTGTTTTCTTATCAACTACACGTTTGCCTTTGTCATCAAAGTATCCTTCGTGTGTTATAGTTGTATTGCTTACACCATTGTATTGTGCAACGTTAGGTGCCACTAATTGTGCAAAGTCACCATCTGTACTAATAATAACGTGTTCATCATTAGGATGTGCTTGTACCCAACCTGCAATCAAATCATCTGCTTCTAAGTTTTCATTGTGTAAAACTGTACAATTTGTTTTACCTACAATAAAGTCTTTGAACTCATCAAACGTTTCCCAAAATACAGTTTCTTCTTCCTGTTGTGCTTCTGTTAATACTGCTCTTGCTTCACTTCTATTTCTTTTGTAAGGTTCATAAAAGTCTTTACGCCAACTTCTACCTTCCAAACAAAATACAACATGATCAGCATCAAAGTCGTTCCAAGCCTTTCTAATGCTATTGAAAGTCACGTGTAACGCCATACCAATCTTTTCATTAAGATTGCCACGTATAATGTGCCTTGCACGGAAAAATGTATTTGCGGTGTCTACGAGTATGTACTTCATGCTTTTATTATAACTGCCTTATGCTTCTGTGTCAACTTCTTTTTTTTGTTTTGCTAATTCTTCTGCCCGTTTTTTGTTTATTTCATCAAGTATTGCTTGATTCATAAAATCAACAGCCTTGAATTCTTTTTCGTCAAATGTGCCTTTTAATCTTAAATCGTATGCAATGCTCACTCGTTTTTTGGCTTCTGTGTGTTCATCAGTAAAGTGTGGACAATAACTAGGAAATAAAGTATTACCACCTTTCTGATTAGGTAATGATATCTTGCTTAACACATCATACGGAGAATGATATGTTGTTTTGCTTTGATACTCATCTAAATGAACATTACCACTTAAATAACTGTCTGGTTGGGAACCATGTGCATGGCTTTCCATTTTTTGTCCTTGCTTCATTACATTCGCCCAGCATACAATTTTAAGTTCTTTTAATTCAACTTGTTGTGTTGTGACATATTGTAAGTAACTATATTGTAAAAATTTTAAAAGTCCTATTACTTCAGGAACATCTTTGTATCTATCAAATACATTATAGCGACCAAACCTAGTAGTAACATCATCTGGACCTAGTCCAGTTCCGCCACTATTGGCATATTCAAATTCTTTTAGAATGTTTTCTTCATCATCTTCAACGGTTTTTCTAACAACATCAACCTTCTCAGGTTCAGACCATTGCGTTAACCAAATAGGGATATTCCAACTAGGACTAAACTCTGTTTGTGGATGAAAACTTTTTATTCTAATTAAACTCATTACTTAATCTTCTTTCCAATATGACATAGTTCTTTTAATATCATTCTTAAATTTCTTGCAATCTTATATAGAAAAAATACTCCAACTATTAGTATTGCATAGTACGGTAAGAAATACCATAAACTTATATCCATCATTATTTTACCTCCGATTTACCATCTCCGAGATTATCTGTTTTAATATAACCTGCTGGTCTGTCTGTATCTAAACCTTCTTCAGCAAGAACATTTCTTGCAATGTCCTTAAACCAACCATCAACAATCTCTTCGTTGGATTCGCCTTTGTAACCAGCATCAATAAGTTGCTCAATAAACTCATTGTTCCAATCTAGTTCAAAGAATCCGTTTCTAATGTTTTCTTTATTAACATGAGTATTCAATACGCCTACCCATGGCTTGCCATCTTTTGTGGCCTGCTCTTTTTCTTTAGCCATCATCTCCTGATGGGTAAGTTCTCCAGGCTGTTCTTTTTTGCCTGTTAACTTATCTTTGACTTTGTTTAAAAAGTCCTTCATAGTTGTTCTCCGTTTATGTTCCAATGCTCGCCTTGACTCAACACACAATATGAGTCATAAAGCGGATGGTACTCTATTATTGTATATGTTTTTGTTTTTGGGTTGACCCATACTGAAAATGGCAAGTATGCCGCCATCTCAGATAAGCCTCCAAAACCATCTTTTACAGCCGTGGTCTGTATAGCAGTTGAAAAAAGTATTTCTCCTCTTTCAATTAGTGCTTCGTCCAATTCTGGCCATGTTGAACAAATGACTGGCTTCTCATTCCATTCAGCCGCCTTTGTATCTGTGATAACGGCCACTGCCGTAAACAATACTAATATAAACAATAATAATCTCATAACAACACCTCCTACGTGCCTATTGCATTACCAAACAGATACACGTGGACTCTCGCCGCAACATTGTATCCTCGTTGAAAAGCCATTTTAGCAACGTCTCCGGCTGTCGCAGTCTGCTCTTCTTCTCTTGCACCTACAGGCATAACCCATATAGGCCAGTCCACGCCAAGTGCTCTATATTTCTCTATGGCGCCTTCCATCTCGTCCCATTGTCTTTGTTCTGATCCAACAACAAATTTAAGTTGGCCTGCATCAGATACTTCTCTATATTCTGCTACTACTTCTGGAATAATTGCTTTTTTAGTTTGTTCACCACTAACTGTAAATAGTTTAGGACTACAACTAAAAAACACTTCTTCGTTAATATTCTTTACCCATTCTTTAAATTCTGGTTTAAGTTTTTGTGTACCGTTAGTTTCAAACGTCATCGAACTAGGTAAGTTGCCTTGTTTTTCTAATTCTTTATATATTCCAACACTTGCCGCTTGTCCTGTAACCATCAAAGGCTCACCGCCTGTAAAACACAAATGTTGCTTTTGTTTACTTACAGGATGTAAAAATTTTCCTTCTGGATTAGAATCTGTTTTTAGTATATCAACAATCTTGTTTGCTAATACAGTAGGAGTTTCTTGTCCCATCAAATGTTTGTATTTCTTTGCCCAAGTATAAGAACTATCACAACCTTTTTCCCAAACAGGAAGATCTTCAACTCTTTTTACTTGACTAACATCATAATCCAAAAATGGCAAATCATACGTTTCTGGATTAGTTGGATCTATTTGTCCAAACCCACTACATTGTAAGTTACAAAGAAAAAATCTTATCCAAGCAGTCGGAACACCTGTATAGTGTCCTTCGCCTTGAATACTGTGAAAGATTTCACTGTAATAATATTTCTTCTCTGCTTTGTCCATTTTTAGTCCTTCAAACTCACTAAAGGCTCATCAGTGTAACTATCATGATAATCACCACCTTTCATGAATTGCCTAGTAGAAGTTTCTTTTACAAACATACCGTTTTTCTTGCGATACGTAATGAACACGGCTTTTACCACTCCGTCAGTGTCACGATCAAAATGTTCTTTCATAGGTCCTTCCTTCATCATACAATCTCCTCAATGATTCCTAATACTTCTGCCAAAAACAGAATTGCTCCTGCACACATTAACATAAAACCAGAATCAGCAATAAAAATATCTGAATACATATTTGCTGACCAAAGCACGTAACCTGCGTAAATTATAAGAGCACTTGCTACAAATCTAAAAACACTTTTTACTAGACTTATAGCGAAGTGATTATCTCCTGGATCTTTTTTTGCTATCTTCATTGTACACTTTCTAAGTATGCAATCATACGTTCTGGAGTAGTCTGTTCGTATGGATCATCATCTTGTCCGTCATTGTTGATGCCTGGCTCTTGCCACCATTTCTCAATAACACCATCATTAATCACACACATATATCTCCATGATCTATTTCCAAAACCTCTATGATTTTTTCCAATTAACATACCCATATATCTTGTAAAGTTTCCAGAACCATCTGGAATTACTTTTACGTTTTTAATGCCTAGCACTTCTGCCCAAGCATTCATAACAAATGTATCATTTACTGAGCAACAATACACTTCATCTACATTCATTCCTTTTATTGATTCATAATTGTTTTCAAAACCAGGAAGTTGATTACTTGTACAAGTTGGTGTAAATGCACCTGGTAAACTAAAAAGCACTACTCTCTTACCTTTGAAATAATCATCAGTAGTCTTTTCAGTCCATACACCTTCGTCGAAACTGCAACCTTGTTCCAGCACTACATCGCCTTCTCTGACTTTGAAAGTTGTTTTTGGGATAACAAATCCTTCCGTCATACTTTTTCTCCTTTGTTAAAATACTTCTTACTGTACCATTTATAAAAAGCCTTGTCTGTAAACAATTCGGCTATCTCACTTGCCGGTACTTGGTCGCTTCTAATACATACTGCGAGATCTTCATATTCATATGTGTCGACCTTACGTGTCATTTTTTTATCTTTATGATTCTCTGCTAATGTTTGAACCATTCTATCTGTTTTGTTCATTATGCTCCTGCTTGGTTGTATGCCAATAAGAGTCCAAACCCAAATACGGCTAACACCCAAATAGTTGGTAAGTTATCTAATATCGCCCATTTAATCTTATTCATGCTCTCCTCCTGGATCGCCTTTAGGCAAATAAACTTTGACTAGTTTGCCATGCTTATCACGATACATTGTATAACTTCTGTTTCTACCTAAACTATGATAACCATTTAAAAAATTAAAAGAAGAAGGACTTCTTTCTGCAACCTTAAATGTTGCCACAGTAACCACAATAGCAAGGATAAAGGCTATGTGTGCTATTGAACTGTAGGCAAATACTGCAATGCTATCTGCTATAAGTAAAGCAAATACACCTGACCACATAAATGCTAACACCTGCATCACCATGTGTCTAACCTGTAAGTCTGGAATGTGTCTTAATGGATTACGTTCATAATTCATTACACCGTTCCAAGCATCAACGATAAATTCTCTAAGTTTGTATTGCATAACCATACCCTTTCTCCTAACAAGCAAACTGTTGTTGTAGTTTAACGTTATCAATAAATTCCTTTTTAGTTGCTGGATCATTTTTAAATGCTCCACGTAAAACAGTAGTCTGTGTCAAAGAACTATGTGCTTTAATACCTCTGTTCTCACAACAACCATGTGTTGCCTGTACATACACCCCAACGTGTTCACTACCAGTTTCTCTTTGTATTGCATCTGCAATCATAACATTAAGTTCTTCTTGTAGTGTTCCACGTTTCGCACACCATTGTGCAATACGTGTATATTTGCTTAATCCTAAAAGTTTAGGACCAGCAATGATTCCAATGTATGCTACACCTTTCACTGTTTGATGATGATGTGAACATAAACTTGTAAGTTCACTTCTCACAACCAACATACCTTCATAACCGCCTTCAATGTAATTAGGAAAGGCACTAGGGTTAGGCATCTTGTCATATCTACCAGACATAATCTCGT